TAGCTATCCATTTTATTTAGTATTGATTCCAAGCTGCTGCAGGAAGGCAGTCATTGAAGCAGCCAATCCTGTCAATGTTGGCTTAAGCTTTTCAACTGTTTTTATTGCCCCCTTGACAGTTTCGATGTCCTCTTGCAGCCACTCACTTGCATCCTTGTCTCCATACTTCTGCCGCATTGCTTTTTTTGCCATTTCCACTTTGATCTCTCCTCTTTTAACCCTTAACAGGATGAATGCCAATGGAAACATCTTAAATGTATCCAGGAACATTTCAGTTCCTGGCAGTGTTGACAGATAGATTTCTGGTCCAACACTCCACTGGAAGCCCATTTTGGCAGAGATTGGATTAACTATTTTGGTGGTTATTGCTTCTCTTTCTCCCGCTTTTTTTGCACTCTTATACAGATGAAGAGTGTACTTTGCAATATAACCTGAAAGCCGATGGAGAGTTAGCTCATCGTCCGCAACCTCACGCTGAGTCTGTCCAATTCTATGGTTATTAACCAGCTTGACGACGAGTGTTCCAAACGTAACCTCAACTGTCTCAGTCTTGAGTTTAGCCATCGCAGCTTTGGCCTTTGCAGCGTTGATGAAGAAGATTCTAATGTTATCAATTGTGAGAAATTCTCTGTAGACACCCACAAACGTATCGTATTCATCTGCTGGGTTATAAGTACTTCTACTAACATCCTGTGTATCCTCGAATGTGAGCTTAGAATCAGCCATCCTGGATAAATGCTAGTGCTACCCAGTTCTGCGTTTAGCGAATTTGGATATAACAATTATTTGTTTATTGAAAAGCTTGGCTATATTATCAACAAAGTAGGTTCAGGGAGTACACTACT